CCTGCTGCTCTATCCGTTCCTTGTCTATTTGAACTTGAACTTTTACTGCTTCTGCTGCTTCGGCAGGTGTCATTTCAGATCATTCCTTTCTTCGAGATATATCAAGCCAGTTGCTCCAAGGTTTCCGGGATCCTCAGATAAAAGAACGAGAAAGGTTCTGCCTGCAGTAGTCAAATAGTCTCCCTGCTTTACATCTGCAGAATCCCGGATAACAAGAGTGTGGGTTAAAGAATGTTGTTCCTGATCCCACCTGTGTTTCATCCTTTCAGATTCATGTGTAGATGCTTCAGCAAGTATTCCTGATATCTCGCCTTTCGCTTCAAAATCTGACACAGGATGTCCGAGTATGTTGCGAATGCTCTTTCGTCTTACCACAAAATCCGTCCATAAATTTCCCGGTCTTAGATACATCAGGCCAAATGGGCTTATCATATATCATCACCTTCGCTCTCTTCATGGCTCATCATGCCGTTGTAGAAGTATGGCGTCGGCTGTTTACTCATATCTCCCGCATTCATCAGAATCGCCGATGGGGATACAGAAGCAAGTTTCAGGTCCTTCTTCAGCTTCTCATATTCTTCCTGCCACAATTTAGCCCTATCACCAAATTTGAATGATGTAGGGCCAACCGTTGTATCAGGCTCAAAAGAAAGCCTGCGAAATATGCTTTCAAGGCACTTTAATTTTGCCCGTTTCCAATCTTTCGCAGACTGAACATCATCACACAAAACGATGTATTCCTCGTCTGACAATGCACAAGTTCTCTCTTTTCCATCTACCATCACATCTCCAAGTTCAAACCTCATTCGATCTTTCCCATACGATGTGATCATGGCAGGTTCATATGTATAAGTTCCTGCCATCAGGCATCACCTGCACTTTCCTCCAGTTCCTCAAGGCTCTTCGCCTTAGTTTCAGCTTCTTTCTTTACAGCAGTTCTCGAATCTACTGCATTCAGAAAGATAAGCACTGTATTATCTTTCACAGAGCCTCTAATATGAGCTACAGCATCCTTCTGGTTCATCTGCATAGTTTTTACTGCTTCCTGAAGCTGAGGCTCTGTAACGTCCAAATCGAAGCCCTTATCTCCTTTTACAATTTCGATTTTGAAGAATACTTCTCCGACTGATGCCACGCATTCCTCAAGTGTTTCAACCGGAATACCGTCACGAATCACAGTCAGCACTCCCATTTTTTCAAGAGCTACCGGATCAGTGACTGCTTCGGCCGGGATTTCCTCTCCGATGAAGTATCGTTTTCCGCTCAGAGTGCATGGTTTATTTGCAACAAGCTTCATAAGGCACCTCCTTAGACTGCAGATTTGTAGAATCTCGCCAGATCATCGGATGTCTTATGCATATCTGTTGCCATAAGTCCTTCTACGTATTCTGTATGTGTTCCATTCTCACCAAGATAGTTCAGAATCGGAAGCATCTGTCCATTTCCAAGCATATCCCATGTAAAGATGTAGCCGGCAGACGGCTCGTCAATGCTCGGTGCATTTGTGGCATAGGCAAGAAGGAATGCGTCCGGATCTCCGATATACTGCATATCTTCATCTGCGCCCATGCTTGCGCTGTTCATAATAGATTTAAGCACCACGATTTTTTCTACTCCAAAGAGCTGTGCCAGAACATTTTCTGTTACAGACGCTGGGTTTGCAGTGCTTCCGCCATATTTAACTCTTTCAAGGATTGCCGGATGCACCTTCAGGGCATTAAATACATTGATACCAAGGCCAAGGCGGTTCGGCATACGTCCCGTCTGCTGATTCATGCCTGTCTTCTCACTATCAATAAATGCAATCGGATCAGAGTTTGCATTGCTGAATTTAATAAACTCATTGGTTGAAGGGCTTGTAGTGTCAACTCCGGAAAGTTCATTCTTCCATGCACCGGCTTTGAAGTAGCTTTCCGCAAACAGACGATCCTGATGGATATTTGCCTGTTCTGCAATGGTTTTTACTCTCTGCTGTTTCGGCTGCATTGTGGTTGGTCCCTGTCTTCTGCTGAGATCGGTCTGGCGAATCTGATCAATTCCCATGATCATCTGATCTACCTGGCATACATAAGGTTTCATGCTCTCGCCTACTACTGTAGGATCAACCTTGCCATATGCCGGTTTTCTCTGCCAGTTATCTCTCAGAAGATCTTCCTTGCTGAACTCATAGTAGTTGTCAGAAGAAAGAGTTACCGGACAGGTTGGGAAAAGAGCCTTTGCAAAGTAGTTAGCTGCATTCTGGTAATATGCCAGAGCCATGTTTGTAAGTGCTGTGTGGGGTCTGAATACGCCTTTTGCGATTTCAGACTGGATTCCTGCTGCTGTGTTTCTCATTAATATTATCCTCCTTTATCAAGATTATGCTTTTGCCTTCTGGTATTTAGAAAGCTGCAGTCTGCTGTAGCCTCCGGCAGATACATTGTTAAGAGCTACCCCGATTACGTAATCACCAGCTGCCGCAACTGCCGCTTTTCCTCCGGTGGTCGCAGTAACCTCCTGCCCTTTCTTGATCTCAGCGGAAGCAATGACGAATCCGATGTCCTTGATCAGGATATCAACGTCTTCACCCTTCTTAACTTTTCCAGCTTCTATACCGGAAATGTCATTATATCCACCTTCGATAATAGAAACGCCAAGCAGAGGTGCTGTGCCATCGGCAG